TAAGGTGGCCGACATCAAGGTCACTGAGGGGCAGGTATCGCCGGGTGGCAACCCGGATAGCTACAGGATCTATCGGGTGCGCGACGGCTGGGTCGCGCAACACCTCAAGGCGCGTCTTGAACAAGCGCTTGACGCTCCCGCCATCGAGAAGCTGACCGACGACCTTCTCTACCTTGGGACACTTTCGGTCGATGGCGGCGATGTCCCGATCTACCTCGCGCGGGGTCTCGACCGAGAGAAGGTCCGGTCGGCTGTCGATACGGAGCTGAGGGCGCGCCACAGCCTCGGCATCGGATTGGTCTTACAGGCCGGCAATGCTCCCGGCCCATGCCTCGCCGCCAATGTTTTGACACCGCTGGCCGATCAGATCGAAAGCGACCAATCCGAAATCGCGTTGGTCGCAGACAAGCTCCGGTCTGTTTTTCGGCGGCACCGGATATTGGCCCGTGGTGGCAAGGCCGTCGAACTCGCCCGCACCGGGGAGAACATGGCGACCCTGTTCGTGCCCGGGAAGGGCAGCATCGACATCAGAGGTGAAAACCGGATCGCGATTATCCAGCGGTTGGTCGATGCCCATAACAGCGGCCCGATGCCAATGACGACGGGGGATCTTGTCAGGGGCATTGCCGAAGACCAATCCCTCTCGAACATCTTCAAGCAGCCGCTGTGGGACAAACTGAAGTCTAGTTTCTTGAGGAGCCTGGGCGCAAAAGGGCCTTGGGAGATCGCCATCTGAAGGGCGGCTCCGATCCGGCTCCGATTGGGGGGTCTGACTAGCTCCGATTCCCTAAGCCAATTGGGGTGCTCCACATCAGAGGAGCACCCCGATGCCGACTCCCTTCCCCTCGCGCCAACCAGCCCCGTCGAGCTGGCCAACCAGCGCGAAGCCCAAGCCCACCACCCTGAACCCGGAATGGCGCTGCACGCGCTGTGACAAGCTGCTCGGCGTTTGCCGAGACGGGCGCATGCACCTGCGCTTTGCGCGCGGGCATGAGTATTTCGTGGGCTTTCCCGTCCTAGCCACCTGCCGCGGCTGCGGGACGCTGAACCACGCGTCCGGCCCCACCGGCTGACACGCCCCACACGACCACCACCCCCCCAAAACCTAGAGACGCATGACGTCCTGACCCGGCCACAAGAAGGCGCCTGACGCCTGGCCGTAAGGCAGGCGTCAAATGTGTCTCTCATGGCACGAGTTCCGTGATCATCTCACGACTTCATCTTCTACTTTCAGCTTTCAGCGTGGCTTTGATGCCATCCGGCGCGCGCAGGCCCCGCTGAAACCCTTCAGCGATCCGGCAGCGATGCTCGATGCATTGCATCGCTCAGGTGGCGATCCGGGGAAAAAGAACCTGATCCTCATCGCGCTTATCAGCGCGGCGCAGGGCACAGGGAACTCGTCAGACTGCGCGCTGACGCTGTTGCTACTGGCACTCTGGCCCGGCCTGGATGCTATCCGGCACCGGTCGATCTGGCGAAGGCTCGGCACTCAAGACGAGGTGACGTCTGATGTGTTGGCGCGAACCATCGAAGCCGTGCGCGGGCTCGACCTTGGGCAGGTAAACTGGATTGCAGCCACCGTGTTGCGCAATGTTGAACGCGATATGGTCCGGGCGCGCAAACGCCAAGCCGAGCGGAAAAGCCTCTCCAGCGGTATCGAACCCGACGAGGTGTCTGCGGATCAGATGGGGCTGCAATCTCAGCCCGAAGACGCTGCTCTTCCGAGGAACTTGCACAAGTTGCTCGGCGCGGATGCGCTTTTGGTAATCCGCGTTGCCATTGAGGGCTACTCACAAATCGAAGCTGGCGCTGAACTTGGCCTGACCGAGGCGGCCGCGCGCAAGCGTTACCAGCGCGCCCTGCGCAAGTTGCGCGACGCCCTCGTGGAACTCCCCTGAGCCAATGTCCTGATCAGGTTCCGCCGGTGGCTTTTTCCCTTTGAGCGCCAAGAGCGCCTTCCCTCCAACCGAAGGCCGACATGCATGAACAGCACTGCTGATATCTCGCTCGAAAACTATCACCGGCTTCCAGGGCTCTATCGCCGCTGGGAGCTGACCGAGGTCTGCGAGCCCAACTGCAATTATCAGATCGAAGACGCCGGCACCCATGCCGACGGGACGCCGCTTCTGGCGATCTACGTCGCCCAGCCCGCGCCCGATGTCCACGAGGCCGCGTGATGCGCCTCCTCGATCAAATCATTCCAAGGAGAACACCCATGCCGGAGCAACCGGACGAAATCACACTTCTTCGCAAGGCCAGCTACGGCCTCGAAGATCTCCCCCAAACCATTACCTTCCCGCAGCGCCCCGGTGACGAGCCGCGCGAACCGCTTCGGGTTGTCGAGGCCACCGTCGACGAGATTGCCTTCGCGATTGTGGAGGCGGAGCGGGAAAGCTCAGCGGCCTATCGCCGCGCCGACGCACTCAAGCGTCTCTACAAGTTTGCCCGTGAGGCCGGGTGCATCGGTGGTGATCGTGCAGCGGCGGCCGTGATGAAGAAGGAGGGCCAGTGATGGCCCTTCCCATCATCACGGCCGACCAGCGGCTTGCACAGCGCAAGGGCATCAAGGGCGTCATCTTTGGCAGATCAGGCATCGGAAAAACGTCCCTTTTGTGGACACTGGATGCCCCGACCACGCTTTTTCTGGACCTGGAGGCAGGCGATCTCGCCGTTGAAGGTCTTGAGATTGACACGCTTCGACCTCGCACCTGGAAGGAATGCCGCGACTTCGCGGTGTTCATTGGCGGGTCCAACCCGGCGCTGCGTGAGGACCAGCCCTACAGCGAAGCGCATTTCGCAGAAGTGTGTGCCCGTTACGGCGATCCGGAGGTGATTGAAAAGTATCAGTCGGTGTTCATCGACTCTATCACCGTGGCCGGTCGGCTTTGCTTTCAATGGTGCCGGGGGCAACCCGAAGCCTTCTCTGAAAAGACCGGCAAGCCTGATATCCGCGGTGCCTATGGTCTGCACGGTCGCGAAATGATCGCCTGGTTGACCCATTTGCAGCACACGCGCGGCAAACATGTCTGGTTCGTCGGAATTCTCGACGAGAAGCTTGATGACTTCAATCGCAAGGTTTTCCAGCCGCAGATTGATGGCGCGAAGACCGGGCTCGAATTGCCAGGGATCGTCGATCAGGTCGTCACCATGGCCGATATTCCGGACGCAGATGGCAAGCCCCAACGGGCGTTTGTTTGCCAGACGCTGAACTCTTGGGGCTTTCCCGCCAAGGACCGCTCAGGTCGTCTCGACATGGTGGAGCCACCGCATCTCGGACGCTTGATGGAAAAAATCCAGCGCCCGGCAATGGCCGCTTCTGCGCGCCTGTCTTGGCCACCTGTGAACCCGGCCGAACCCGCGCCCGAGCACGAGCCCGGTCATCCCTGATCACATCTCGCCAACCCCGGTGTCCCGATCGGGGCATCGGGTTGGCTTTTCCCTTTCGACGCCGCCGAGCGTCACATCCGCAATCAGAAAAAGGAACCGCTCAATGTCCGGACCTTGGAACGACTTCAACTCCGCCCAATCCAACACCAACGTCATCCCGAAAGGCACGCTCGCCAAGGTTCGCCTGACCCTTCGTCCCGGCGGCTTCGATGACGCCTCTCAGGGCTGGACAGGCGGCTGGGCCCGCCGCGCGACCAGCGGCGCTGTCTATCTCGACGCGGAATACACCGTACTCGAAGGCCCCTTCGCCCGTCGCAAGATCTGGTCTTTGATCGGCCTCTACAGCCCGAAGGGCCCTGACTGGGGCAATATGGGACGCGGCATGGTCCGCGGCATCCTGAACTCTGCGCGTGGGGTTTCGGATAAGGACGGCACCGCCGAGGCCCAGTTGCGCCGTCGCATCAATGGCTTGGGCGATCTTGATGGGATGGAGTTCGTCGCCCGCATCGACATCGGCCAAGACACAAACGGCGAAGACAAGAACGAGATTCGCGCCGCAGTCACGCCCGATCACCGCGACTATGCTGCCTTGATGGGTAAAATCACGCCGCAGGTCGGTGCCGCCCCATCTCACAGCTATGCGCCGCCACAGCCTGTTGTCGCCCCGCAGACCAATCAGCCCGCTTCTGTCCCCGGCAATGCCGGCCGGCCGAGCTGGGCTCAGTAAGGGGGGACAGGCCATGCGTTTGCGTCCCCGCCAGAAGACCTTTGTAGAG